CGACAATAAGGAACGCTCCAACGGGCCAACATGCCGGCGCATAGGGGTAGTGTTATATCGGTGTTTTCCCTCGAGTAAATTGTGTCGACTAGGTAGCATTGCTTATTGATTAAAACCAGAACGGCCATGGCGGTATAGTCTTTGCCCTGATCCGCAACATCAATATAGGCGATGGCCCCTTCAATCTGGTGTTGTTCCTTCAGTCTATCCAGATCTTCAGGCTCGATGAACTCCAGATCGTTAAACAAACGGCCCCCGATATCGACCGGTTCTTGCATGTATTCCGCGCTCCAGATCTCAGGGGCGGTGCGCTTTTGTTTATCCTGGTACTCTGAAGTGGTCATGACCGCTTCGCAAAAGGACTCCCCGGCCTCGTTTAAAGCCGGTACAACGATGCTTTTGTCGTAGGCTCCTTGTTCTATATTCAGGCCGATAATGTCTTGAACGGACCAGCGCGTTCCAATATCAATACGACTGCATCCAGACTCGAATCTGGAGTCGTGCGTTGATTGTTTCCAAGTAACAATTTTGTTGTTGATCGTGTCGGACATCGCATCCTCGATGCCCCTGTATAGGTCATCGGTAACGCCTAGTTTTGTGGCTCCAAAACCAATGATCGTTCCACCTACTCCAGAACCAAAGTAGCCGACCTGTTTGGATTGCTTCAGGTTCCATCCCTGTAGATTTTTTTTGTCATCGCTCAGGCTCACATCCGGGAAAACGGATCGGAACGTATCTGTTTTAATTATGGCCCGGACATCGTACGCGAACTTTAGATACAAGGTAGCGGTGCATGTGTTACGCATTACAGATTGCGATGGGTTACGCCCTAAGGTCCACGCGCAAAACAAAGAAGTAATATACGACTTGCCGGCCCGGGGTGGCATCGAAACTGAAAGGCTTTTCAGGTTGCCATCCTCGATCTGTTGAAACGCCTCGGCCACTTCCTGAAGGAACGGCCGGCTCCTGAAGAAGTCTTGATCGTATCTTAAACAGAACGACCAAAAGTCTAGGCTCGCTAGTTGAAGCCTGAGTTCTTCATGCAGTTGTTCTCGGTCTATTTGTCCTTGGGTGTCCATGCCTGTATTACCGATTTGATTTTGTCATCTAGCCGGGTGTCCTTCAGGCTCCTTCGGTACTTCCTGTCATTGATATAATGCTCCACTACAAACAGGCCCACATCCAGCAAATGAAGTTCGGCCGGTTCCATTTTTTTATATCCGAACCGCCTCATAATTTTTCCTATCATTTTTTTCATGTCATACTTTTTTATGTGCCGGATACTGATTTATGCCCGGCCATATTTTTTTATGTGCGCCATAATTTTTTTATGGCCTAGATAATTTTTTATGGCGTGCATAATTTTTTTATGGCTCACCATAATTTTAGATGTTCGACATAATTTTTTATGCCTGACATAATTCAGTATGCTCGCCCATATTTTGTTATGGTTGCACATTATTTTTTATGTTCTGGATCTGGTCCATCCTGAGGTGTTTCCCCTTGCAGAATATTTTTAATGTCATCCGCTTTTAGATGGCTAAGATCCATGCGCCTTGTTTGGGTTTCCTCTATTTGTTGAACCGGACTTCCGTACGCGCTATCCTGTAGCGATCTGTATGCGCTGGTGTCCCCATCTCTGGCCTTCTTAATCTGGGCCAATGTCATCAAGTCCTCTTGGCTCAGGGCCTCGACTTCGCCTGTTAACGGGTTCTTTAATTTTTGTTCAATACCAAGCCAATACTTAGCGATCGTTGATCGGTTCCGGGAACCTTTGGGCCTTCCCTTTGGATTGCCTGATGTTCCTTTGGTCCATTGTGGTTTTAAATTGTCTTCTCTATTTGCCATTGTGTTCGGTGTTATTTCGGTGTATTTATATTAACTCCATTCACTTTGATCTCCAGTTTTGGATCGTACTTCAGCATGCGATCTATTGATACTTGAACGTATCGCGGTTCGAGTTCCATCCCGTAGCATCTTCTATTGTGATGGTGCGCTGAAACCATTGTTGATCCTGATCCTAAAAAAAAGTCCACGACCAGACCTTTCGGGGGGCATGAACTCTTAACTACTCTGGAGCATAGATCCAACGGCTTAGGCGTTGCATGGCCCCCTGTGGCTTCGCGTTCTACTGAAGCGACTCGAGTGTAATGCCATACGCTATTCATATTGTCATGGGTGTTATTGAAGTAGGCTCGGTTCTTATAAAATTGCTCCAGTATTGAGTTGCCCTCTTGCTTCAGGTCATCGAATGGTTTTGTAAAGGCTTTACCCCCTGAGGCTTCATTCATTTTCTGGTAGTTTTCATAGGTCGGTACGTGGAACTGGGACTCTGTGAAATAGTGCGAACATGTATAGTTCCCGGTTATCTCGATTATCTGTTTTGTGGTCCACCCCATTTTTTTCTTTTCGCCTCTGAAATATTCCAGAAGGGGCCTCCACTCCTCTGGGAACTGATCCTTGTTCTGGACCATATCCTGTTTGCCCATCATTATAAAGATGCACTTCTCATCGGCCGTTGCATATTGCCTGTGAACGTCTGAAAGTTGCCCCATGCCGTTTACCTTGTCCCACGTTATCAAATTGCGCCACGTGGCTTTATTTTGCCTTAAGTAGGGTTTCAATATCTCATGGTATATTTCCATGAGTGGTTCATCAATACCCCAACAATAGAATGATCCGTTTTCTTTTAGGTGGGAAAACTGAAGGGGGATCCATTCTTTGTTGAACTTCAATAGATCCTGTGAGTTTTGGTTGTCATTCAGAACGCCCTCGTTTTCCTTTCCCATGCCGTATGGGGGATCATTGTGGCCCACATCGGCTAGTTCGCCGTTCATTAATTTTTTGACATCATCCGGGTTTGTACTATCGCCACATAAGATCCGGTGCGGTCCTATCTCGACCAGATCGCCCATGACAATATCGGTATGGATCTCATCTGGTATCTCGAGGCCATCATCGGCCAGATCCTCATCGGGTTCTTTTGCACTCAGGTCGACCGGTAACTCAAGGCCCCATTCATCTAATTTTTCAGTCGGCCATTCGTTTGCAAGCACATCCCAGTCCCATTCGCCGAATCCTACATTGTCCTTAATTATGAATTCTTGCTTTTGCTCTGGTGTCAAAGTTTCGGCTTTCACGATATGGACTTCTTTTAATTTCGCTTCCTTGCATGCGCGGTATCGCATGTTGCCCCCTAGGATTATCATGTTTTCATCCACCACTATCGGTCTGATTTCGAGCATCTGTGGGAACTCCTTAATCGACTCCACTAACTTTTTAAACTTCCCATCTTTTATCACTCTGGGGTTCTCTGGATTCGGTTTTACTTTTGATATTTTTACTTTCTCTATTTTCACTTTGATAAATTTACAAAATTTCTAATCATCATTTTTTTCGTGTAAGATTTCATGGATCTGGATCAATTTTTTTAGGTAGCGATCTGTTACCCTGAAGTCTGAAACAACATGCAAAAAGGCATCCGTTTCTTTTAAACTTTCGATCGTATGTCGGTTGGTTTCTAACTCTATTATTAGGTTTTCCCATCGCCTTAGATCGACCGGTTCCCAAAGACCATAATCGATTGCAATATCCCTTGTTACCCTTTTCCAAGTCATTTTGTTATCAATTTTTTATAGGCTCTGTACCCCCTGTGTTTATGCGCGTTTTCCATAACTAATTTTTTTGATAGTCTGATACCTTAGAGGGGGCATAGTCGCTTAAAACGTCTGAAAACCCCCTGAAAATCGATTTGGCTATTTTACTGAATATCAATGTTTTAGTGTTCTTTTTTATCTGTTTTTCAAGGCTCATATGAGGTAAATTTTACACGAATCATTCTGGGTTTGAAGTCCCTTATCATTTTTCTGAAAAACAAAATGTGCGTACTCTATACTATCTGTTGGCCCACCGGTAAAACTTATTCGCCTGTGGTGTATGAAGCAATATTTAGGCATGTTGTTTTCAAAAAAGATTCGCCGTTTTTGACTCCCAAAAAAGTTGAGCCTTAACAACATTATGACCAGACCGCCTTCGCTAACCTGGTTCAAAGAGTGAACAATAAACTCCTCTGCTAAATAGAATGGTGGGTTGCTTATAATTACATCGGGGCGGTTTTGTTTTAGGTCCATTGTTAAAAAGTCCCCCTGAACATCTGATCGGCTATCGGTCCTAATGTCTATTCCGGTTATTTTCCCTTCAGGCCCTAAATGGTCTTTTAGGACCTCGACATAAGTGGCTGGATTATTTTGATCCCCACCGCAACATGGATCCAGATATTTCCATCTAGGATTAAATTCCAAAACTTTTTCCTCGAACCTTTTTATAAACGCCCCTACCACATTTGCCGGTGTAACGTAGTAATCTGTTTTGTGTCGCTCGTAACCCCTACCCGTACTACTCATTCTATATCGCTTTTGAGATCGTAAATAATCATGGGTGCTTTTGGTCCACGTTTTGTGTTTTCAAAATTGTAGGCTAGATGGTCGAACGCATCTGCTTTGGTAAACCTCGGATCCCATATCGAATTTTCATGATGGATTTGATCTATCAATTTTTGCATCGAATAAACCACGCGCCCTGAGTCTTTATGGTACCCAATTATTGAATCGTCATAACCATTGAAAGTCATGAGTTCTTCATCCTGTAAGTTTTCATTGAGTTCCTGTATCATTGTTTTTTGCATATCCTGTTGTTTGCATTCTCCTTGGTATCTTTACTCCATTTAAGATACTTATGCTCTTAAAACGGCCCTATGGGGCCTCTGGGCCTAAATTAACAAATAGACCAAACCCCAGATCAAACCCACGAACATGACTCTGATTATCGAATACGCCATGAGATTATGGTTTCTGGCCCAGTCCTGTACCCTTTTGATCTGGATCCAGGGGAAACAGGCCAAAAAGATGCGATCCAAAATAAAGACCACTAACAAAAATGGGGTTAAAATTATACCTAGTGAATTTATTAAAATTTCTTTTGCTTTCATATTTTTCTTTTACGGGTAGGGGACCGGAAACTGGACTGAATGGAGAATTCAATTGATACATCAAAACCGGCCCCCGTTCCCTAACCTAATGACACAAATATAATCAAATTTCATTATCCCCTGTTTTTTGGAACCAGATTGAATAAATTTTTGTTCCGTATCGGATTGTTTTGATTTGGATCCCATTCCACTTCAGGAAGTCAATGAAGGTGTCCATGTCTTTTTTGAGGGTGTTTTTATACCAAAGGATCCCGGCTTTGGCGCATCCATAATCGGAGCAAAAGGTGAACATGCGGTGGTTCAATCCGAATCTTTTTATAAGGCTCAGGATATACCCCTTCGAGGGAAACCCGTTTTGTAGTTCCCGTTTCACATCGGTATAAAGTTAAACAAAAAAAGCACCCGTTGTGGGTGCTTATTCATTTTAACCTTGGGTACAGATTTTAGTTCATCGCCTTTGCGATTTTCTCTAGGGTGTTTGTATGTAGTCCCCTTTTTGGATCATCGCTATTTAGATAAACCCACATCTGACTCTGGTGGATCTCAGCGCGCCTACAAAACGCGCTCAGGGTTTCGTTGTTTGCCTTCAGGTACTTTCGTATCATCCGGCGCACTTTGTTGTTTACATCTTTTATATCGGCTGGTTTCATGGCTTCAGTTTAAAAGGGTAGATCCGAGTCTGGTGTCATATCCTTAATGGCATCTTCCTGGAAGTTTTTTGTAATCCCATCCGGCTCAGGGGTTGCCCCGGTTCCTTTGGTTATTTTCCAAACATCGAGCGATATAAAATATTTCGGGGTTCCATCTCTACTGATCCATTCCCGGCCCTTAACATTGCACTCGGCGATTATTGTTTCGCCTACCTGAAGTATATCCGCAAGTGAACATCGATCCTGAGTTAATTCGCATCCGTACTTTTGTGGGTAGTCCCCTGTGGTTTCGATCACTAATTCGCGTTTGCTAAATTTCGGTGTGATCTGGTTTGTTTCGCCAATCGATTTGATTGTTCCTGTGATAGTTGTTTTCATATTAAATTGTTTTAAAAATTGCGTTGTATTGTTTACGCGCTTCTTTTACGCGCTCTATTATTTCGTCTATTGCCTGTGGATCATATTCCACTTCAAAGACTCGGATGCGCTTTGCATCCGGTATCTGGTTAAAGGTCATCTCCTTTGTTACTTGTTCTCTGATCTCATCTTCAATTAGATCCATGGACCGATCCGCGTTCTCTGGATAGAGCATGGCTTTATAGGATCGCCTTTGCGCTTCGTCTAGGATCATGTGCGGTGGAGTGTCGGTTAAACAATAAGCCAAAACAGACCGGTGGATACCCGATAAAAACATGTAGGCTTGCATTTGAAACCAGTAATTTTTATTGTGTTTTTTCAGATCGGTTAGATCCGCTATCCAGGGGAAAGTACTCGCGTTGTATGAGCATTTGACATCGGCCAGCAAGTTTTGGTCCCTGATTAACAGATCCGGCTCGCCTGTCAAATAGTCATTGAACATTCGCTCCTTTGGTATCCGGTTTGGATCGACATCCAGTTTCAAATATTTGGCCAGCATCCGGAGTGCCTGTGGTTCGTTTATTATTCCTTTGTCGAGGTATTTGCTTTGTATCGATTTTTCGATCCCGTATTTGTTATAGAGGACCGCCTCGAGGATCATGGCGTTTGAGGTCGCGCCCCAAAGTTCCTTACCCCTTCCTTTGGACATCAATGCACCCAAACCGCTTGCGCGCACATACCAGGTGTTCGGCTTATCCATTTTGACCCCCTTTTGTCTTTACCTCAAGTGTGGCTTGTTGCTCAGGTGTCAAGGCGTATCTTTTATTGATCCATGCCATGTTTATTGTTTCCCCTTCATGTTCTGATCCGTAACTCTGGAGAAGTTTTGCGAAGGCCTGAGCGTTCATGAGTTTCTTAGGTCGCGCTGGTTTCTTTGCCGGCTCAGGTTGGTTTGTTTGTTGCCCATGTGCATCTGTATCCGCATCTGTTATTATTCCCAAAATGGATGACAATAAGTATCGGCGGTTGTAGGTTATTTGACTTCCCATAATCTGGAAGGCGTTTTGGCCCTTCAGGGAAACATCGAATCTCAGATCCACCCACGACTCGATCTGAGTACCTGAAGCCGGGTGGACTAGGATTGTATGAAGTGCAGAACCTTTGAGTGGTTGAGTATAGGTCAAGCCGTACTTCTCTAGGATCGGGTTGATTGTTTTGACTATCCTAGATAGGTCAGCAAATTTGTACCCGTACCCCTGTTCGCCTTTGAAAATGACTGGGCATTCCTGTTGGAACTTTGACAGGGCCGTAAATACATTTTCGACCTTCTTTGCTTTGGTTGTTCTGGTTGTTTTCTTTTTTGTTGAATTCTCCATTTTATTTTAGTTTATAGATTTTGATTTTGAATATAAAAAGCCGGCCCGAAAATATCGAATGCCATCTTCGGCGTGGGCTTTTGTGAATATAACCTTTGCCTACCCGGACCGCCTCGGGGTTTTGCTTTTCAAATAGTTCGCGGTCCATACCCATGTATTTGTCATCCGGGTTTGGTTTTTTGGCGTGCCTGTTTTCATGCGCTTGTTCTCGCATTTGTTGTACCATTATGTAGTCGGGTTCCGGTCCTATCCAGTTTCGACCAGTTCGCCATTCTCCTTCGATTATTTCCAGATCGACTAAGGCCGGGACCAGATCAAAAGGGACTCGATGTTCGAGCGCGATTTTAGATACTGATAGGTATGGGTTTTTTGCAATTTGATCCTTCAAATTGACCAGGAAAACTAGGTACTTTTGTTGCAGTCCTTTCCTTGGGTTTCGCATCGGTTTTTTGTTCATGATTATTAGGTTTTTAATTAAACAAATATAGCCTTTTTTATTTTATTTTATTATAAATTTTTAATTCGTTTTTTAAATTGTTCCGCAATATTATCAAGTTCCCACTTGGTCCACTTCCTGATCTCCTGAGCCATGGAATCTAGCCTTATTAATTCACTCATGCCCCATCGATCTTTTATTGAGTTT